CCGCCACCATACTGCATGCCCGACAGCCACAGCCGGACACGATTGAACCAAGCGTTCATAATGGCTGGATTTGGCGCGAAATCGTCCACGCCTATGTTAGTTCTAAGGCCAAAACCTTCACCTCGTGTCTCTCGAGTATCTACCATGGCTGTCTCACCTCAAAACTTGCCTAAGAGCCATAACGTCTAATGCTGTCATTGGATGTCACTCCCCCAGGTAGCGCTGTTGACGCTGAAAAGCGGCTTTCTCTTGCGCTGACTCGGGTCCATTGTGTACTGATTCACTGCAGGTGACAGTTTTGCGCCCCAGGATGCGGAGAAAATCTTCTTCCCGGTCAGGTGAGCATAGCCTGCCGCAGCAGAATCCACCTGGTCATCGTAGTCACCTGTGGGGAATTGGTCGAATTCGGCGACGAAATCTCTGTTCCACTGACCTGCCAGCAGGTAAATCTTACTGGCTTCCGCCGCCGCAATGAAGGGTTGCGCGCGAACTATCTTGTTTTTGGTCTGTGGGATGCGAATTACGCGGTATTCCGGCAGTACATTGCGCTCAAAATGGTCACACAGAGTGACGCCTGCAGCTCCCGGCTCTTGAAATATGCCAACATGACAGCCCAAGCCGTCAGATACCGCCGTATTTCTGACAATTGTCTCGAGCGTTTGCGGCGAAACTTGCCGACGAATGACGCTAGACATGAAAAAACGGTCAGTTGACTTCTCCCAGGCGCAGTGGACCCCAGCGCTGTAGTCGCCTCCGCCCTCAGTTGCGGCGATATCCCACACCCGAATGCACTTCATCAGGCGATATTCAGGGATGATGTCGCAGATTTTCAGCCACCTTCCGTCAGTGACCCTGTTGGATTCGTCGACTGGCGTCTGTTGGTACAGCGCATCGAAGAACAATGTGCCAAGGTCTTCGCGGATTTCGTTCAAAGCGTCCAGTGGGAAGCGCTCTGGGAACAGTGGATCGCCGTGTTTCCGCCCGATTTCGTCGGTTTCCCCCTCGGGGATGTCAGCAACAGCAGGGAATTTTATGACTTGCCACCGTCCCGGCTGTGCAGTGACAAGCCGTCCAATGAGATCGTCGCTATGCCACCGTGTGGCAATAATGACAATGCTGGCTCCAGGCTCCAACCGAGTGCGCGCAGTGGTAACGTACCAATCCCAGACGTACTGACGATATACGGGGGAGAGAGCCTCCTTGATCTCCTTGATGTAGTCATCAATGATAAGGACATTGGCACCACGGCCAGTAATTGCGCCTCCAAGTCCAACGGAAAACATGTATCCGTCACTTTCCGTCTGGAAAGCATTGACACGCGTGACATCCTTCCTGATTTTGGCGTTCAATTCGGCTTCGTGATCCTGTAACATGTCACGGACTCGGCGCCCAGCAACCTCCGCAAGGTCAGCGCCGTACGCAGCTAAGATCACGTTGTGCTTAGGAAAATTCTCCAGCGTCCATAAACTGGTTCCAACCGAAATCAGCTCCGTCTTTCCATGGCGAGGAGGTGCACAAATGATAATGCGGGCACCGCCTTTTGCAATACCCTGAGCTACAATAGCAGACGCATACTGCAACCAGGGCGACGCTATCCACGTACCGGAAGACAAGTGGGCCATGAGGGTAGCGGGCGTCAATCGCCAGTTCATGGCGAGTTTCTTCAACAGCCTCTGTTGTGAGTGGTCGAAGTGCACGGTCATTTCTGACCCACCCTAAGAACAAGCTCCTGAAGGCTCTTGACATCACCTGCTTGACGTAGGATATCACGGATGTCCAGGTCTCCTTCCTCTGTGATTGTGGTTACCTTAGCTTCGTCATCGTCGGTCTTCACCATTTGCCGCATGATCACTTCGACAGGTTGAGCAGCACGCCCTGGCTCCTGTTGAGTAGTGGCTAGGGACTTACGCTGCATCTCGACCAGCTGGCCCATCACCTTCACGAACTTGTCGGGTTCCGTCTTTAAGAGGTCCCATTCGATCTCTGGGGCTAAGCGGTAAAGTCGCGCCAGTAGTTGCTCGCTTTCTAGGAACAACTTGTCGTCGCTTCTTAGGACCCTCTGTTCCCGCATCCTCTGGAAGTGAGCCACCGCAAAGGAGTCGCTGGCTTGAACCCTCAGGTTCCAGTAGTTTGTGTGGAACAATGCCTGGGCCCGCGCCCCTCCTTCTCCGCCTAGGAGGTGTAGTTGCCGGGCGCCGGGGAGGTCGAGGTACTTTTGAAACAGCTGGAAGTCCTCCGTTCCTTCCCAAGGGAGCTGCGTCCAGATGGGTTGACTTTGAATGCAGGGGTACCCCTCATGGTACGTTACGGTGACTTCGGCTGTCTCTAGGAAGCTTAGGGCTTTCTGGTATTCCTTCTCCCGGATGTCGTTGAACATCGCGTGGTCGAGTAAGTCAGGGCGGTATAAGAGCGTGGGGAGCTTGTAGTCGTTTAAGGGAAGGTGCGATGTGAGCACGCAAATAAGTTCGGCCCGACTATAGAGGCGTGGGGCCGGCTGTTCAGGCGTTCCAACAAAGGGCCGTAAGGCAAGAGGGACGGGTACAGCAAGGGCCTCGGGCTCTGGGAGGGTAACTTTGTTGGAGATGGACCGAAATTCATGGGCGCTTTCGGATTCAAGCAGTTGGTGCTCCCCTTTCAGGGGCTTTTGGAAGTGCTCGATCGTCAGTTGCCTCATTTGAACCCGCTTAGGAGAAGGCTAAGGAAATAGAAGGCTAGGCTTGCCCAACCAAGGGAGACACCACGGACGTCCTGCACCCAGATTGCAGATATAGTCGCACAGACAAACGCGAACACTAACAGTATCAGGGCTATGTTTGCCATGGTAGTTTCTCCCTATTTGGACTATTATACAACAAGTTTTGGTTGGTGTCACGAGGGCCCTTTATGGTCATTTATTGGTCAGGCGTTGGCCTCGGATTTTGGCGAGGCAAAATTTTTAGGATTGGTCGAACTACTAACGCCGCGGATCAGCACAAATTTCGCGCCGCGCGGAAAATTTTTAGGTTACTAGTGCCCAGGGACGTTAGTCGTCAGTCGTCAGCCGTCACGAGTTATGCACCAGCGAATTCCGCGTAGCAGCCAAGCAAACATAGCGCGGGTGGAATTATTCGACGTGTGCTATATTATAATTGTTAGATGGACAGAACAGAGGAGATCCAAAATGTCCAAGCAGACCAAGACCGCCGACACCCGCTACGACGCGACGCTGATCGGCACGCTGCCCACTACCTCCGCGAAGATCCGGTACCTGGACAGCTGCGGACTAAAACGAGGAGAGATCAGTAAGGTCCTCAACATCCGGTACCAGTGGGTACGGAACGTCCTCATCACCCCACTGAAGAAGGCCTAACGACAACCGGGGGGAGCTAGCCTCCCCCCACCACCCAACCGATAACCGCTAACCGGAGATACCGTCATGGACTTATTCCTCACCGTATGGGACTGGTATATATGGCTGTTCGTAGTACTGGTCTTCGTCCCTATCATTACCCACCCGCTGGCGACCATATGCGCCATCTGGATGGTCTTCTGCGGGGCCTGGATCGCAACGTCAGGAGGGAGAGCCTAATGAGGTCGGTCATGCACGCGCGCATACTGCGCAGGCTAGGGAGGAGGGGGCGGTAGCCCCCTCTTTTTTGTCCGTCCGCGGACTAGTCACCCCGGGGACCGGGCCCGGGCGGGGACCGTGCGCCCTGAAACCGGCCCAAAGAGGTACTGGTTTTACCCCTACGGGGCCCGGGGCCGGCCCGATCCGCCTGAAAACCGCCCAAAAGAGGTACTGGTTTTGCCAGCCCAGCGTTTTACGTGACCCAGACCAGCGTTTTGACCCGTGGATTGCCCGAAGAAAATGTGGTATAATGTTTTTGTAAGGTTGGGATGACCTCAACCTCTTTAGAAGGATCCAAGTCATGACTAAGAAACAGCTCCAACAGGCGGTCGAGAACCTCGAGGTCCAGGAAGAGGCCAGTCAGGTCACTGGGTACGACCCCGGGCACCTGAGCTCGATCCAAACAACCGCGGGCAGGATCCGGTATCTGGATTCGTGCGGACTCAAGCGGGGTCAGATCGCTAAGACCCTGAACATTAAGTACCAGTGGGTCCGTAACGTCCTGATCACGCCGGTCAAAACAACCCGGTAACACAACAACAGGGAGGAGCGCAAGCTCCTCCCACCCTCACGGGAGGCACCGGTGAACATAGTCCAACTGATCTGGGAGTGGTACGTCTGGTTGTTCGTGGTCCTGGTCTTCGTGCCGGCGTTCCAACACCCGTTCCTAACGAGCGCCCTATTGTGGGTGTTCCTAACCTGGGTATGTGCCATGCGACTATAACGGGTAAATAACGACCCGAGCCGACCCCAACCTCCTGAGCCAGGGTTGAATGCCCGCAGGGGGAAGTACAACTGGGTTAAACGGCCCGGGCGGACGGCGGGGGACCGGTCATAGTATGAGAGGAGGACCGGTCATAGTATGACGGACCGCAATCAACGGTCAGACCGGTTGGACCGTACCTCTCGGTTGCCCAAAAAGAGGTACTGGTTCTGCGGACCGGGCAAGGACCTAGGTCGCCCAGAATTACTGGTCGGGCGGCTGGCCCAGGTGGGCTAGGTTGGCCCAAAAGAGGTACTGGTTCCTAGTCGCCCGTTTTTCTCGGTCTGACGTTTTCTTTGTTTTGACCGCGGTCTGGTCCCACAAGGACCGCCCACCCATTTGCCTCATTTTGTCCGTTTGGGCGCCCGTTCTACCATTTTCGTCTAACGGTTAAATGGGCAAACT